CATCAGAACCTTTGCGGTTTCTGACAAATTCCTGAAATATATATCAGCCCTGCCGGGCGATACATCATATTTTATTTTATCCTCGGTCATCTGTTCGACCGATTCTATAAACGCCCACATAAGGGCGGAAATGGAAGCGCACACGATGTCATAGCCTTCCGGCGCATAGTACGCATGGCCTCTGATCTGGATGCCGCCGTCATGGGCGGTTATTACAATCAATTTTAAATTCCTCCTTTAGGTCGCAAAGACCAACCACTCGTTTTTGTGGCTTGCCATTCACGAATAGTACATATAATGGCAGCCCGTTGGTTATGAAACGGTTTAGTAGCTTAGGATTGCGTTGAAAATCACACTTTCCGGTTGGTATCCCTGTTTCCGCTTCAAAGGCTGCCATATTTTCAAGTCCCTTTTGGCACTTGCCGCACCAAGATGCATAAAACTCAATTAAAATGGTGCCTGTTACAGCACCTATAGTTTTATCTGTTATTTCTATCACTTTTATTCCTTCGTTTTGGGTTCAAACTTTATTCCATTGTTACATTCCTTTAAGTCTCTCTTATCTTTATTTAGCCATCCTTTTGGCCATCCATCCGGAAAAGCGTCACAACATCCACGCCACCCATCCTTGTTTGGGTGCCTGTGAGTGCATTTATCACACTGTGAATCAAGATAAATAGACATTATTTCTTCCTCCCGATATACTGTTCATACAAATCCATTGCCTCTTGGCTTATATCATCGCCTCTATTAAGCAAAACTTCAATTTCCGCAAGTGCTTCGGCACCATCCTCAAAAGCAAGTGGGCTTATCCCATCAATGCCCTTACTGGATAATTCAGCATATAACTTTTCTATGTCTGTTATGCTAAGCCCAGATATTGTTTTTGCGTGTCCTGCCTCATGTATAGCAGCTTCTTGAATTGAGTTCGCAACTGTATTATCTGATGATTTAATCCATTCATTTAGCTCATCGACTGTCTTTCCTGCAAAAGCGTCACGATTTATATTCAGTCGGAGCATTGCTCTTCTACCTGCGTCAATAGGCTCAATTTGCAAAAGCACAGTGCCATTTACCGATGGGATACTTTTTATAGATACCTCACTGATATAATAATCGCCCGTTCGCTCTCCTGGCTTCAAAGAATCATAAATGATCTGTATGACCTGTTCATCTATATCTTTGCCATAAGCTATGGCTTTCATATCGTCTATATCTATATTTTTTATTATACTATCCTGAGATTCTGGCTGCAATCGTTTTCCGATATTCTGCGCTTCCTGTGTTGAATTTGTCTTATCTCCTCTGTGCCGCTTCACATAGTCATCCATCCACTCATCCCAGTCCTCCACATACGGAAGCCAAGTGCAGCGGCACCAAGGGTGCATAGGTGGGAAGTTCACTCCCGGCTGGCGTTCGGAAATCTCAAACACTTTGCCGTTTAATGCCCGGCATATCTCGCATGTTTTGCTATCCAGAATCGGCGAATACTCATATTGTGTAAAATCTTCCTCGAAAGGTTTTATAGAACTTTCGGCCATGACATAGGTTCCTTCGGTGAAAACCAGCCGATAAGCGTTGCTCCGGTTTACCCCGAACCGCCGTCTTACATCTTTTACAATGCGGTCGTATGAATCGCCCCGGGCAAACGCCTGCGCCATGTCCCTGTTTATGTACTCTGACACCCGCTGAGTGTCTTTCCATATCCGGGTGGAAAAGTTTTCACCATTGCACCACGCCACATCGACAAATTCCTTGACTATGGCCGTATTGATCACATAAAAGTTTTTACCAAAACCGAGCGTTTCCATTGAATAGTTCAAACCCTGCTGAGCAAGTTTTGTCTCGTATTCCGTGAGTTGTTCGTTGGTATAACCCGCAATATTGGCTTGCGCCATATAGACTGAATACTGTAACCCCTGCAATCGGTCAAGTTTGTATATGCTTTCTCTGACCGGCAAAAGGTGTGCATACTGCGGATACTTTTCCGCAAACTCATCCATCTGCTCCATTAGCAAGGTTCTGTCTGCTTCATCCAGGCTCTGTAATAGCGTTCTATACTCGATAACATTGTTTTCGCCGTATTTTTGGAAATATGCGGCTATTTCCTTGTCCAACCGCTTAAACTCAGCGTCATAAAACTTGGACAGCCTCTTTTTGATGGCGGCTTCCTCTTTTTCGGCAGCCTTACGCAGCTGGTCTTGTCTATCACTCCAGTATGACATCTTCCACCGTCCTATTGGTTGCGTAATCGGTCATGTATCCTGTTTCGTCCTGTTCCTCTTTCAGCCTGTTTATTTCTTCTTGGATGTTGTCCACTATAGAGAGAACTTTTAATTGTGTTGGCTGACTGACTATGCCGGTCAGCTGGGCGGCGATCTGAGCCTCCTCAAGCAGATTCGCTGGGATGTTCTGTGTAAACTGATATGACAGACCCGTCCAGGCGTCCCGGTTCATTCCAGATACCGGATTAGAGAAGATAAGCTTGTATCTGTTCTGCATACCGGCCGTAAATTTCCTCTGCTTGGTCAAGGCAAGGTCGCTCATGGCCTGCAGTTTATATTTTAGAGCAATCCCGGAGGCAGAGCCGAAGTTTTCATCTGAAATGTCTGCGACCATTGAAATTTGAAAAATCAGCCGCTCCAATCGGTCAAGCAAGTGCTCCTGAGTGGTGTCGCCGTCCGGACGCTTTAGAAATTCGACCACGAGCTGGCTGTTGTCCATCAATCCAGGGAAATTTATAATCCTGTTCTGCTTGATCTGCGCCAGTGACTTCTCATCTACCATCGCACCGAGGATTTTCAGGTATGCGTCGGCGAAGTACGCAACATCATTCGCCTTTTCGCTGATAACCTCGTTGTACTCATTGATCATTGACATAACAGGCTCATACAGTCCCATTTTTTCTGCGTTGTCCACATACTCGACAGCTGGCACGCCATTAAAGCCGTGTATCTTTTCCTCCACATCGAAGTGCAGGCCATACTGAACCATCGTACAATGTGCTCATCTGACATGCTTCCACGCAGAACATTGTCAGCGTCGATATACAGCCTCACAAAATAGCGTGGGCGTTCCAGAATGGAATCATCGTATATCATGAATGCTGTTTCCGGGGACAGGTATGTAATCCCTATGTTTCCGTATTCGTCAACATAGTACATCTCATATCCTCTGCCGTATATGTCACATAATTTTGACAGCTCGGCGTTCTGGTCGTCTTGGCCATTGTATGCGTCCAGAAAGTTCACATAATCTGTTACGGCCTTATCGTTGGAAGTGACCCTGACCGGGATACCAATAAAAAAGCCGTTCATGGTGTCGGTTATGTATTTTGCGAAATTGACGGCTATTCGTTTATCCGGTTTGAGATCGTCATATCGGGGTTTTTTGAAAATCGGATAGTCCGTCATATATGCTTCTCTCAGCGGCTTAAATCTGTTCAGCCTAATGTCTATGAATTTGTTGATATATCCGCCGAGGGTCAAAATATCGAGCGTCTCGCCGTCTGCAATTCTGAACATTACAATGCTCCTTTCACTGGGTTGTATCTCACTTCTTTTTCCATGCGCCGTATGAGGCTGGCTGCTGAGTCCGGGGCGTCGTCGTGCTCCGCAAATTCTGAGTAATCAAGTATCTGGTTTATATAATCCGGGTCTGTTTCTTCCAGCCATCGGATGTTGTCCCATTCCCGGCGCAAATAGGTTGAGATTTTTACAAATTTATTTGTTGTTTCACTGTATAAAAAAGTCAAAAGCCCTTGTGTTGCAAGTTCTTTTGCCAGGTATCCTTTATCTGCATTTTTTTCACATGCTATGGAGCCAATCCGTAACCGCTGATGTATCGTCTTAATTTCTGGTAGGCAATCATCAACATGCTTGCGCCATAGTTTGCCGATCCCAACCAGCGACCCATCGGGCTGCCTTTTGAACGCCGTAAATGCTGTGCTGTCCTCGCCGTCATAAGCTGCGTCTATATGCGCCAGCCCGCCATATATCAATGTTTCATCGCTTACAAATTTAGGCTCCTTGAACATTGCATTGGTGTCGGCTATATGTTTCAGCTCATAGTTAGCAGCGAAGAGGCTGTCCGACATCGAGTGTCGCAGGCTTTCCAGCTTTTCACGGGTGATTAGTCCTGTTGAATAGCAGTCAAACCGCTGAACATTTGGCATGAGGCTGATAGCGTCCTCTTTATGCCACGGTGTGCCTGTGTTTATGAACCGACCGCCTCGATTTACGATATTTTGCAGTTCCATGTACTGCGTCTTTGTTCGCTCCCGCTCTGCTCGGCTGATTCTGTCTTTTATGTTGACAATGTCATCTGTCACCACTATGTCAGCATGCTTTCCAGTAATGGATGTGGTAATTCCCAGTCCCACAAGTTGACTGGCTCCTTTTGAGGATATGTTTAAGTTAGTGTTTATTTCATTTGCGGTATCTTTTTCAAAAGCAATATAAGTGCCATAAAGCAGATTAACAATTTCTTGCATTGCCGCCGTTTTCAATATCTTAGATGTCTGTGATATTACTTCAGCTACATCCGTGTCGGTTTTCCTAAAGAAGATGACATTTTCTCTGGGTCTTTCTATCAGATGAAGCGCGAAAAAAATTGACAAGCAGGTCGTCTTATAGGACCCTCTATGTGCCAGAAGCGTTTGATTTTCTGAATCATATAAAAAGGACCTGAGCCAGTCATTATGAAGTCCGGTCAAGTCCTTGAATCCCACAAAGTGGCCTATTTTATATGGTTGTTCTTTCAAGAGGCGTTTTATGTCCTCTCTATTCACTGAAATAGTCCTCCAGTTCTTTTATAGTGTCGTCTATTGGCTT